GTTAAACGCGTGTTTATGATAGAAGAACACTACCGTAGCAAATACTGTTTTGCAATTGTACATCAACAATTGAATCAACCCACAGGAAGACTCCAATATGGCTTGCCACACTGCTAATACCATGTGCGAAGCCGACTGGTTTTCCAAACGTGCTGACCGTAGGAGGAATGCTCTGATTTCACGTCACAAATCGACCATTCCACTTGCCGGGGATGCCCGTGCGTTCATCCAGAAACAGATGAAGTTGACTCGCACAGGCGTCCGAAAAGGACATTCGCATGCAAACGCCGCCTCTGAGCGGAATAGCGCAACCGAAACAATGTTAGACGTTGTCACCAAACGCGGTTTTGTCCCTTATGTCATCTCACCCTCACCAAGGGAGAGTGGCGTCGACGGAACGCGGACTTTCCACAGTCTCGCTGACCTCCGCCAAGACTACAAGGTTGACAAACTGACGAAGAACCACATGATAGTAATGACAGACGTTGACTACTACGTCGACATGCATGAAATCATCAGTTACGGCCTCCCCATTCTCTGTTATACGTTTCAACCACGTACAGTGTCTGGGGTAGTCAAGGACGGGTTCTTTACCATCCGCGATAACATCATCCATTATCGCGTGAATGGTGGCAAAGACGTCAAGCATCGGACCTGGAATTACAATCAGGACACAGTTTTCACAATTGATCCTGTTTTGAAGTTCTGGCCATCTGTCAAGAACAAAATCAAAGACAAATTGGGCTATAATAAAGTTTGCACTTCCACCGCCAAACATCTCGGTGTTGGATCAGGCGGGCGCCGCATCACCATTTCGACGATCGACCAGTTCGAATTGAGTGAGCACAGGAACATTGTCGCCATTGTTCCTTTCGCGCGATGCAAGAGCAACTTGTTGCCAATATGCGATTTTGGAGTCATGCTCGAGCAGACCGTTTACCAACAAAACGGCTCGACTCCGTCCATGAATGCCATCACTTACATCGGTGATGAGGGCCCAACTATCAGTCTGGGCGAAGAGGGCGAATTTGCAAGCGTCCAGATCCCCCTCAAAGACCTCGAATGCCTTCGCACAGCATTCCATCTCTCGAAGACGAACAATCTGTCCGACACGGTCAGACGTTCTAAGGCCAATCATCATGATGCTGCCATCATACACAAATTCCTGATGAGAGATTCCGCCGTGACACCCGTGGAAGTACACAAGCCAGGGCAATTGGCTCGTCACTACCAGTCCACGAAAGCGGAACACGACCTTGATCCCACCGAGCAGGGATCTGAATATGCCCGCGAATACGCCCCTGGACCGCTGTCTCAAACAGCAGTGTTCCCTAGCGTGTGCGTTTCAAATGAACGGGCAACTATCGAGGGAAGAATTGTTAAGCCACAACAAAAGGCTAAAGCGACTGTGAGCATCACTGCTAGAACGCGAGCGTTCGCACGTGAATTCGTGGCCGTGTTGGTACCAAAATCTTCAATCAGCACGGGAACCCCGTACTCTGTTGCGTATGTCGAAGAACAACAACAGAAGCCACTCCAGCGCGCCCGCAATGACGCAAATAGGATGCACCATCATTTCAACATGCTAACAAAGGCCTTTCAGAAGAAAGAGGCCTATGGTTCTCCTAACCATCCTAGGAACATTTCCACCGTTCCTCATACCCAAAACGTCAACTTATCAGGGTATACCTACGCATTCAAAGATGCCATCTTGAAACAACAAGCATGGTACATGCCTTGTCACACGCCAGCTGAAATCGCTGACGCTGTACAAGATCTTGCGAACAACTCTGAGGAGCTCGTCGAAACCGATTACAGCAGGTTCGACGGGACTTTTCTCGAATTCATGCGTGAAAGCGTTGAATTCGCAGTTTATCGCAGATGGACCGCTCCCGAACACCTGGTCGAACTCAACTCATTGCTCGCCAACGAAGTGAACTCCAAAGCAGTCACTAAGTTGGGCCTGAAATATGAGCCTGGATGTTCTCGACTCAGCGGATCCGCTCTGACCACCGATGGCAATAGCATTGCCAATGCATTCGTCTCTTTCATGGCGAATCGCATGAGTGGTCAAGACGTTCATGATGCGTGGAAGAATATTGGATTGGTTTATGGAGATGATGGACTTCGTAATGGCACAGCACCAGATGCCGTTCTTATGTCCACAGCGTCCTCGCTCGGTTTCGATCTTAAAATTATCAACCGGGCCAAACGCGGGAATAAAGTTTCATTCCTGTCTCGCGTTTATGCTGATCCCTGGTCTTCACCGGCATCAGTGCAATCACCAGCACGCACATTGTTGAAGTTGCATACATCCTGCGACCAAAACGATGACGTGGAGAAGATTGGTTGGGCTAAAACCCAGGCCTATCTTGTAACCGATGGACTTACTCCGTTTATCGGCAACTGGTGTCGCGCTTACCAGCGCAATTGCACATCCAAGGTCGTTGACTACAACGACTTCAGTGATATCCCCTTCTGGGTGAGAGATGAGAACTCTCTCAGCAACTCCTGGCCTCAATCGGAATCCGATGAGTTTCTAGTCGTAGTTGCTGATGATCTCGGTGTTTCGGTTTCCGAGCTTGTCGACCACAACAACAAGCTTGATGCCTACACCGGCCCAATCACTGGCCTTCCCCGTCTGACGACCGCACTGAACCAGGAACCGAAATTGGAAGTCGCAATGGACGGCGAAGTGCATGCCGGACCTACTATCCAAGAACCGGAGAAAGATGAACAGCATCAAACAAGCGATCAACCAAAACTTGGAGCAACTGCCTCAGTTGTTCCAAGAGATGGCGGAGAAGCGCAGAAGCCTGGGGGCTCTAAGCGCAATCGCCGCCAACGAAATGGACACTTACATCATCAGCGCCCGAGCCCAAACAAGGAAGCTCAAGGCACTGGTGGAGCGATTCCCAAAACCACCGGAAATAGCTCAGGAACAGCCGCCCAAGCCAACAAAGCCAAGCGAGCCGATCCCAAAGTAAGTCGACCAGGAAAGAAACCCAATGGAAAGAAACAATAGATTTCTG